GGCCGTGACATCAATCCTATGCCTGCAAGCATGAAGGAAGAACTCAACAATCTGAGTCCTACCAAGTCTGATGCAGATGAAGATGATGCACTGTCTTACTTCCAGAAACTTGCTGAGGAGTGAAGTATAATCAGATCTGCCTCACTTTATTAGTAGTGGCAGCATACTTCAATCTATTGTTTAAGTAGTAAGTCTAATATTATCCGACGACTTCAAGGTTCCGCTGATGTAATCAGAGGAACCTTTTTTGTATTTCATTTCTTTCTCAATGTCATCAAGAATGACTGGAAGATATCTTCTCTTCAAAAGAGATATGTTTCTCTTCTTTTCCTCTATTCTAGTTTCATAATCGTAGTTGGTTACTTCTACAGTGATGTCTCCAGTATCTACAAATGCTTGTTGAAACTCTTCATAATATGTGTATGAATAACCCTTATCAACAATCTGTCCAGCAGGAACAATTGTTACACCCTGAGTGTTTTTTACTTCTCTTGTTTCATAATGACGTACAGCATTTGCATTTTGATAAGTTCCATACTTATTGAGAATGAAAGTATCAAAAGTATTTTGTGGCATAGGCCATTCAGTTTGAATGTTTACGATATTGTTTGATACCAATACTATCCAATCATAATCAGGTCTACCATAGAACTGATTTGCAATGTTATCTGGTCTATCGTCTCCTCTGATTTGATATTTTTCAAAGACAGTAGTGTCCTGGAAAATATCTTCCCTTAACTTAATTCTTCTGAATAAGTTTTTTACCTTGACTTGATCTCCAAGTTTGGCATTTGGATTTCTGTCAACGTAATTAAAGTCTGGAATGTAATTGAAGTAACCCATTTTAGAAACCTATGTTTTTGTAATCTTCGCCGTAATCGTTATCAAATACTGGTTCAAGTTCTTGGAAAGTCAATGTCATTCCATAACTTGTCATAGAACCATCTGTAAAAGTTGCAAATGGGCCATCAGGAGCATATTGAACTGACATAGAAGTCAAAGCGCATTCCTTAAATTTATTCATGAATGGTTGCAGTTCTGCTCCCTTATAATATCCTAAGAAAAATGTATGAGGTGATTTAATAAAGAGAAAGTCTGCTGCTTTCTTTGCACTCATTCCCTGCTTAAGAGTTCTGATAATTTTTTGAATTTCTTTTGCTTCATTTTTATCTCTTGGAGATAACTTAAAGTTAAATGTAAATGTTCTCAGTTCTGGACCACTAAAGAGAAGTTCAATATTACTATTGATGACTGCTCCCTGAGTTCTTCCTAAAACGTTTATTCCAGTAAGATTTTTTACCACTGCAGATTCGAGTGCTTTTGAAATTCCTGGACCTTTCAAAGTTTCTTTTAAATTCCTAGCAGAGTCCTTTGCTCCTTCCGCACCTTTAGTAATCGCTTGTTTAGCAAAGTCTGCCATCGCAAGTTTTACTGGGTCTGCTTCATCTTTGTTCCATCCTACTCGGTTGTCATCTTGAATACCTGATGGAATTGGAAGAAAGATTGATGATAGTATATCTCTTGGTGACTCTCCAGTTGCACTAAGGCCAGGTCTTGATGGTATGCCCCCCGACTGTTGAAAATTTACTCCTCTTGGTTCATATTTGACCATCTGAATTTTTAGATAGTCTTGGTCTTGTTCTGTTTCACCGAGTGTTAATGGATATCTCAACGCCTTACCACCATTACCATCTTGATAGTTTGTCCTGGCATCTGCCTCATATCCTTTATCTGAAAATTCTGGGGATGGTGCAGGTGATTGTTGTGTATCAGCACTTCCATCTTCAGTTGCATTTGCTTTATTTGGATTGGTATCTAATAACTTATCTTTGTCTGTCTGTGATAGTCCTGCTTTTTCTGCGGCCTTGTTTATATTTGCATCAACGTTCTTATGAATTGCTCCTTGAGGATCACTAAGTTCTTTTTGTAATGCAGCACCTGCTACAACATCATCATAAGTATATGTCTTTCCACCATCATTCGTAGTGGCAGCCTTCTGCCAAGAACCATCTTTGATGATGTAGACATCCGTTGTAACAGATCCATCAGGATTTATTTTGGATGCGGAAGAGTGATAGATATCTCTCCCAGGATTTACCGCCTGGGTGACTACCTCCGATCTCCCACCACGTAGATTTTTTCTTACCTGCCGATAAGTTCTACCGACTTTTGTCATAGATTGTCCACTACAGGCACTTGACCCTTCAGGACACGGTGGACTTCCTGCTCCAAATAATCCCATTATAGGTATACGGATTTTTAGTTATTTAGCAAGAATTTTGCAAAAGGTAGACTACGGACGGACTTTATCTCCATAGTAGAGATCTGGTGAAAGGAGTTTGCACCAACCTCACCCCACCCATAGTTTCTATAATCACCCCAGTGATAATTGATACCCCTAAATCCCCAACTGAATAGTTCTGTAACTGCTACTAGAGGATACTGATCGTATTGTATGTCAGGTGTTGTAGGGCTATAGACAAATGTATAGTATCCACCAACTTCAGGAACTAATACTTCTTCAAAGGTATCTCTGATCAAGTCCATTATTTCATCGGGAGTTTCATTCCCAACTAACATATCTTTGATCTCGAATCCCCTATCCATTACTTGATACCTAGTTCGTCTTCTGTTATAATTTTAAATTCAATTCGTCTATCATCACAAAACTCTTTTGCAGCCTTCCACTTTGCTTGGTTCTTTGCATACTCAGTCGCCTCATAGATGTATGACTTTGTTTGTCTCTTTGGCGTTTTTGGTGGACGGGTTTGCTTCTTTGGTTTGACTTCAATCACATAAGTTTTAATTCTTCCAGTGTTCTCTTTCAATTTGATGATGAAGTCTGGAAAATACTTATGAATTCTATTGTCTAGTGGAGACACATATGGAATTGAAAATTCTTCACTACCCCACTGAAGAACGTTCTCATTCAGGTCACACCATCTACAGAACTTGCGCTCCCAACTACTACGACATATGATATTGTTTGCGTTTCCTTTGTATTTGTTTGGGAATGATGGATAGTATCTACTTTTATAAGTTTCTCCCATTATCTCTACTACATAATATATAAGGTAAATCTATTTATAGATGGCATCTACAAGACCAAGACCAAAAAGTTTAAATCAGATAAAATCAAACTTGATGAAGCCTGCGACGACCTCGCACTTTGATGTCTTTATCGTGGAACCATCTGGCGCTAGTGATTACTCTTGGAGTCAGATGAAGAGTGACAATGGCATTGATGGGTTCAGTCAAGAACTTCTTCATCTCTCTTGCTCTGAGGCATCTCTTCCTGGTTCTAGTTTTCTTACACACGAAATCACTAATGATTTTGTTGGCGTCACAGAGAAGCACGCATATAGAAGAGGATTT